GCATCTTTCTCATTTTTGAAGAACCCAAAATAGGAATCACATTTCCCTGTTTTATCACACACTCCGTAAATCATTTCTCTTTGATCCATAACATTCTAATTTTATATTTTTAACATTCCACAAATCTTTAACCCCTTCGGTCATATGACAATTATGTTTCTTACCAGTCCTACGACCAAATTCAACAATCATATCATTATGACGATTCTTAATAAAGTGCGGACATTCTTTGCATGGAGTTTCCATAAAACAAAGATAGTTATTTTTTTTTAAATAAACAACTATTTATTGGTATGAAAATTATTTTAACTGAATCCCAATATTCAACATTATTAAATGAGGTAGTTGATTTTAATTCACTATATAAATCTTTATACCCAAAAATGTATCGACAAGTTTGTTTGAAATATGCAAATGGAGATGAAGAAAAAGCAAATGATTTTTGTCAATTAGGGTTCATTAAAGTATATCAAAAAATTAGTATGTACAATGAGTCAGGACCTATTGAGGCTTGGGTAAAACGTGTAATCACAAATACAGTAATTGATGAATGGAAAAAAGAAAAAAGAAGTCCATACAAAAACCCTATTGATTTTGAACGAGTAAATTTAGAAGTAATTGACGACACCCCAGAAGAAAGTTTATATTCATCAAAAGAGATTAAAGATGCCGTTGAAACTTTATATCCTTCACAAAAAAAAGTATTTGAGATGTTCTTTTTTGAAAATATGAAACATCAAGAAATTGCCGAAGAATTAGGGATTAGTGAAAGCACATCAAAAACTAATTTATTTAAAGCAAAGGCAAAAATAAAACAATACCTAATTAATTTAAACAAAAAAAGGGAAGACTAATCTTCCCCTTTAAAGGTCGACAACGAATTGTCCGACTCCACCAACTTGTTTTACTAAACAAGGAAAATTAACAAAAGTCTATTGAATCAGATATTCTTAACCCATCTACATAACGTTCAGGTTTACTCCAAGAATTTCTACTTTCAGGATATTCCAAATAATATGATTCCGAATCAAAACCATCTTCCTGTCCCCACGAAAAAGACATTTCAATAAATTCATCCTGGCTCAATTCATCCCCATATTCATCTAAGATACGACCTGATTTAATAAATTCAAGTAATGATTCTTTATCTTTAAAGAACTTATCTTCATTGAAATTCCAAAGAAACTTCCACCCCATACTACGTTTACCCAAATGAACTTTTACATTATCAGTAAACTCATCCCAAGGTGACAAATTTTGAAATTGATCAGTACCATCTATTCTAAAATTGTTATTAACTGATTCCACATTTAATTCCATTTGTCTAATTCTAGACATAAGACGATTTTTCCTTGTCTCCAATTCATTTAAAGTTGGAGATCTATAATAATTTGTTCCCATGTTTATATTTTTTCCATCCAAAGGTAGTAGTTTGGGGGATTAACCACACCTATTGAAATATCCGTAAACTTACCCCCAATTATAACTCCCATTTCTAAATTAACTTTATTCACATTACCAGTTAAGTAACCAAATATTGTATAATTCAATGTTAAGGAATAAACAGTACCCACAGAATAAAAACCATAATTTTGGGGACTCATTGAGTTATATGTGTATTTATTTTTTGTAATAAATTTAATTGTATCAACCGGCATCATATCCATTGGTAAACCCATCTCACCAATTCTATATTGTTTAATAACCCAAGTTTGTCCAACCAAAGAGTATGTACTATCTTGTGTTGTTGGATTTGGGGTTACATATGGTTGATATTCACCAGGTTCAATAACTTGTTTCTCACAAGATAATAACCCAACTAATACTAATGTTAAAAAAATTATTTTTTTCATATCTTATTTTGTTACTAATGATTCAATTTTACTTTTAACTTGATCACTTATAGAAATATCTTCCACATTACTAATAATTACTGAATTAATTAAAATTTTATTTGGTATATGTACTAAGAATGCGTCTCCATTGTAAAAACTCAAATTATTTCCCAATTCAATTGACCCATGAATCATTTTTAAAAATATTTTATATTGAATCTGATCCATAAATGTCTCATCAATTAACACACCCATACTTTCATTAATAACTTTTAGTGTGTATCCCGTAATTGTTTGTTTTAACATAATCTATAATTTTTTATAAAGATAATACATTATTTTATAATAACAAATTTTTTACCAACTTTTTTTAGTGTACCAACAAAATCATTTTTATGGTCAATACCACCCCAAAAACCACTTCCGTCCGACCAAACTCCTTTTTTATTATTTTTATATACTGATTCATCCTCAAAAATAATGTAATCAGGTTGATCATGTTTAGGTAAAGCATATGCTCTTGTCATTTCTCTATGCTCAGATGGTGAGTAATTACCCAACCAATCTTGTCGACATAAAAATGTTGCCTGTCCAACAATAACTTCTTGTTCATCAAGAATAACTTTTTTGTTGAATTTTTTTTTAAATGTGTGAATGTAAGTTCCCATTTTTTAAATTTTAAACGTTTGAATTAATATTAATAAATTTATTATAAAGATTGTACTTGTTCCATAATGCCAGTAACCTCTTCTCGACTCAAGTACCCAATAACATCATTTGTTATAGGAGTATCATAAGTTAAGTCACCATCCTTACCAAGAACTGCAATCTCAAACAAACCAGTTTTACCACCATATGAATGTGTATGACATACAACAGATACTCCGTATCCATTTTCAAACACCATTTTACATTTCACCCCAATTTGGTACGGAGAATCTTCAATTTTTTCAAACTCTAAATCTTCAAATTTTTTCATAATATATTTTTTAATTTTTAATTACAGAACAAAGGTAATACTTTTTTTTAAACTGCCAAACAAAAAATAAAAAATCCCATAATTTTTTTAAAAAAGTTATGGGATTATCTTTTTGATTAACCATTAAATAACTAAGAAAGAGGATTTTGGTTGTTATTTGTACGATATAAATATACTATAATTTATTAAAAGTTAACTTTATTGTAAATTTTTAACAATTATTTTATAAAATTCATCTGTTTTATTTGTAATTGGTAATTCATCAATACTATAATATCCACACTCACTATGTTCCCCACCATCTTTTGCGTTATCTAGATCTGGATATATCTTATCTTCAACCTCAAGACCATAGACATACATAAAACCTTTTAGGTAGGTACCGTCTTTGTTAAATCTATCAACAAACCCAACCAAATTTAATTTATCGTTGATTTTAATATTTGTTTCCTCAAAAAATTCCCTACGAGCAGCCTCTTCAGGTGTTTCACCATCTTCTATTCCCCCACCAGGGATTGACCATTGATTTGGCATTGTGTTGTCACTACTTCTTTTACACAACAATACCTTGTCATTACATTTAACTAATATTCCAGAAAATCTTTTGTTTTTTTTCATACCTTACATATTTATATATATATGGAAGTAATAATAAACAATAATCTTTTTAATGTCAAATCTGCAATTACCGATAAAGACATTCAAGATGGAATGAAAGGTAAAAAATTTGATGACGAATTTAACGGTATGTTATTTGTAATGAATGAAGGTACTCATTCATTTTGGATGAAGGATTGTACTACTTCTTTAGATATTATTTTTATATCAGATGAATCAATAATAAAAATTTACTCGGATTGTCCACCTTGTCGGGAACAAGACGATTCGAAATGTCCCCGATATGATGGTGTTGGTGATATGATCTTAGAGATCAATGGTGGTGACTGTATTAAATACGATATCACCGAGGGTGATTCAATTTTGATTAAAGAGTGATTTCTGAATTCTAAAAGGTTCAACTCTATCTTTCGCAATTTTTGCGTAATTTGGAGATAACTCAATTCCAACCCAACGTCTTCCCAATATTTCAGCAGCAACCAAACTAGTTCCGCTACCAGCAAATGGATCTAAAACAATATCATTCTTATACGATAAAATTTTAATTGCTTTTGTTGGGATGTCCATTGAGAATGTTGCCTTAGTCATTGACTTAGTATCTGCAAAATAATTCCACTGACCAAAAACAAGTTCCATGAACTCTTTCTTATCATTTTCTTCATAAACAGTTTTCTTTTTGGTGGTCCCGTCTTCTTGTTCAACATCAGTTGGAACACCTGTCCATTCAGGTTGACCTTTTACTTTTTTAATGTGTTGTTTTTTATACGCTAAAATTACACACTCTTTTGGGTTATAAATGTATGGGCTAGAAGGACTCATCCAAGAACCCCAAGCGGTTGTTTTACTTCTATGTGGAGAGTCTTCTTCAAGATCCACAACACCAAAGAAACCATAACCAATTTCTTTCATAATTTGCCACATTTCTGAAAGAAATAAAATTCTACCTCCCTTAGTTTGTCTATTGATCTCATAAGGAATGTTCAAGGCAATTCGACCATCATCCTTTAAAACTTTGTAAGCCTCTGTTAACCAATCTTTGGCGAACTCAATATACTCCTCAAACGCAACATCATCGTCATGTACATCATAATCGATTCCAACACCATAGGGTGGGGATGTTACAATTAAATCCACACAACCTTCAGGAAATGTTTTCATTACATCAATACAACTACCATTAATAATTTTACCAGTAATGTCTTCTAAATTCTTCATACTTTTTTTTTAATTAATTAAACAATTTTAATAAACCTAACTATAATTTTTTTTATTGTCAAATTTTTATTAAACTATTTCTGTAATTATTTGTGCTAATTTATATCCTGCAAATGCTCCCGCAGCGGCTGAACCAGGAAGAACTATAAACTTACCTAAAATTGTGTCATATTTTTTTCTGTTGACAATATACGAAATTAAAACGTAATACAGAACATAATTTATTAAAACTAAAAAGTCCAATTCTTTTGCAACAAACACAACAATAGAATTACCTAAAAACCCCCACATAAAATTTATGAAAGTTTCCCGTAGTAATTCACTTGGTGTTGTGATTGCGTCTAAAACTGAAATTTCTTTACTAAATCCTGTTTTATTTTTCGATGTTTTCAATGTGGTGTTGGATGTACCAGAGGGCTTTTCTGAGGTCTTCAAGTTCTGTATCTTTTCTTTTTTTTCCTGCACGGCTAATATATTTTATTGCATTTCCTAAACTAAACCCCAAATCCCAAGCATCAATAACTTTTATTGCTTCGTATTCATTATTTTTTCCCCCATAATGTTGAGGATGATTTACTTGTTCTATTTTTATCGGTGGACACTGACAAAGTCCGGTTCCACCACATACACATTCTTTATCCATTATTCTTCTTTATATTCGTTTAATAATTCATCATTAGAAATTGTACCATATTTACCACTAAGATTATTTGTGTCAATATTTTTAGTCATCATGGTTTTTATATGGTATATTTGTTTTGTTTCGTGGAGTGATTTAACAATCTCAAAAATAATTTTATATGGGTCTGCGTTTGATCCTGGTCTTCTGTCTTCAAGATATCCTTTCCATTCCTCTGCGGTTTCTTTTGGAACTCTAATTGATGCTCCTCTATCAGAGACACCCCAACTAAACTTATCTATTGATTGTGTTTCGTATTCACCAGTAAGTCTTAAATTATTGTTTGAACCGTAAGATTTAATGTGTTGACGATGTCTTGATTCAAATGCGTTAAACAATGACATAAAATATTCTTTATTTCCATCATTTCTTATAATATCTGTTGAAAAATTTGTATGAAGACCAGACCCATTCCATTTACCATGTGTAATTGGTTTTGGGTGTAAATCAATGTGGTATGAATATTTCTCTGAGGTTTTAAAAAGAAAATATCTTGTCATCCAAAGATCATCTCCACTTTTTAATTTTTCTTTAGATAATACTTGGTATTCCCATTGTCCTAACGCAACCTCAGCATTAACTCCTGTAATATCAATTCCATAATTTAAACACATATTTAAATGTTCATCAACAAAATCTCTTCCCGCAACATATTGACCAACTCCACAATAATATTTACCTTGTGGTTCCAAGTTGTTTTGATCGTGACCTAAAACACATTTGTTTTTTTTATCGTAAATAAAATATTCTTGTTCAAAACCAAACCAAAGATCATCATAACCTTCTTTTATTTTTGATCTATTGTTTGTTTTATGTGGTGTTTTGTCAGAATTTAATACCTCACATAAGACATATACGGTTGATTCCATATCTTTAAAATAATGTCTAACAGGTTTTAAAATACAATCTGAACTTCCTGTTTCAGCCTGTAATGTTGAAGACCCATCAAAGTTCCAAATTGGGAAATTTCCATCAAGAAATGCTTCCTTAATAGATTGATAGTCAACTATTTTTACCTTACTTCTAAGATTTGGTTCTGGTTTATATCCATCTAACCATACATATTCTAATTTAATTTTCATATATAAATAATTTACATATTAATTTTAAACTATTATATCTAATTTGTCAATTATTTATTTTAATTAATTTAGACTGTATCATGTAGTTCATGATCTTTCTTTTTGATATTGGTAATAACGTTTCTTTAAAAGGGAACTGGTCAGTGTGATGAACTTTAAAAATTATTAATTTTTTTCTATAATTAATATCATTAATGTTTTTTATTAAAGGTGATTTAACATTAATAATAATATTTTCAATGTCAGATTCTTTAGAAATACAAATATTTTTGATTACACATTTACTCTCGACAACTCCTTTTTTTATTTTTTTAATTATAAACTCATAAAGATGTGTGTTTCCATTATTTTCAATAAAAAACAAACCTTCTTTAGGGTTTATGTTTTTTGAATTAAATATTGGATTAATGGATATTGAGTCATTCGATATTTCCCATAGAGCCTTAGATCTATTAAAG